GCGTCTTCCGGATCTTCGGCATCATGTCGATCGCCTTGTCGGCAAGACCTGACATTTGAAAACGATCAGTGATTGCAATCTGGCTGGCCAGGATGTTGTTCAGCATCGCCATGTCACGGTCACGCGAGCCAGTGCCAAGACCGACGTTGATCTGCGCGTCCATCGTGGCGTTCCACTGACGCGGGTCCATCTCTACCCACTCGTCACGCAGGCGGATCGTGCGCGGCCGGTCCTGATGCTTGACGATCAGGCGCAGTACCTTGGCAAACACCTTCTTCCAGCCCAATTCGGCCTGATTGCGGGCGATAAGCTCGACCTGCGAATAAGCTGCATCTCTCTGGTTTTCGTTGGCCGTCGCTGTCTGGTTCTGCAGCGTCTCAGGGTCTAGCGCCATCGTGGCGCGGGAAACACCCGTGCGCATCTCAATGACCTGATCCATGAAGCCCATGGTGGCAAGCGCGTCCTGCAGGATCGACGGCGTGACCGTGTAGTTGACCGGCTGAGAATTCGGCTTGCGGATGATCACGCCGCCAACGGTCGGGTTGACCAGCTCGTCCATGTTGATGACGCTGCCGGCCTCAATGTCCTTCTGCGGGTTGTTGACCTGGTAGGCGTTGTTGAGAAGCTGGCGCCCTACCGACGTCTTGATCTGCTGGACGTCCATGACGTCGCCAGCCAGAGAGCGCGATGTGAAGCGATGCGGCACAGGCTCGCAAGGAATCTGCGTAAAGGGGAGATCGTCGTCCCACACTTCCCAATCAAGAAGTTCGCCAGCACCAGAAGCGCCAGCATAATAAGCCAGTATGGTTTCCGCGATCCCGTCGCCATTCACGTCGGCCTTGATGTAGCATTCGTATAGCTCGATGCGATCCATGGACGGGTCGCCATTGGCATTGCCGAACTGGTAAGGGTCGCGGGCGTTGGCCTCTGGCGACAGTCTCGACGAGGAAAAGTTATACCGCGGCAGACTTTCCACGATATCCTTGTCAAATCCCATCTCGATGAGCTTGGAGCGGGTGACGTGCGGATCCCGGTGGCAGGCGAAGCGTGATTCCTCGATCGTGATGGACTCGCGGTCCTTCAGGAAGTTCTCGGGCTCGACCGTCTCGATAACCAGCCGGCCATTGGAGGTGACGCGCTTGATCTTGACGTCGTAGAGCGGAATGACGATCGGCTGGCCCGTCTGCGGATCAATATCCTGGAAGGGATCGCCTTCCTTCTGCGAGATGATCTCGACGTCTGGATCTTCGAGAAGAAGCGCCAGAGCTTGGTCATCAAGCCCGCTGTGAACCGAGTACTCGCATTCCTCGCTGTCATCCCAATAGGTCTTAACGATGCCGTCAGCCTGCAGAAGACTGTCGTGCGTGGCATCCCACATCACGCGGTAGCCGTCATTGTCCTTCCAGAAGACGTAGTTGGCATAGTCCGATGCCTGATCGGTGAACTCTTCATCGCCTGGCTTTGTGGGCTCGTAGTCAACGATGCGATCGGATGCCGTGAACACGCGGATGATGCCGGGGAGAACCCAGCCGATGACGTCGGCAACATCGCGGCTCTTGAACTGGCTCCACCCGACCTGATGTGGCGTATCCGGCATTTCGCCGTTGTAATAATTGATGGCGCGGACGCGTTCTTCCACGACTTCCGTGGACATGAACACTTCTGCATCGTTGATCTCGGAAGCGATGAGGGCCTTGAGATCGACCTCATCAATCTTCTTTGCGCGCCGTGCCGCCATTCAGACTATCCCCTTCGATCTGCTGACAGGCATCTTGAATTCCATCTCATGTTCAGCGAACCGCTTCATCATCAGCGCGTATCGGGATGCGGACAGCACGTCGTCGCGTTCCTTGACCACCTTGCCATCCTTGCGATGGTAGAGACGGAATTCCTCGAACCATTCCGAGCAGGTTGAGAAGACCTTCCACCTGCCCGTTACCATGCGGTCCAGCATGTCCATCAGGCCGGCCTCGACGCTGTTGCTGCCGTCTTCGAACGTTGCTCGTTCAGCAAGGAACGGCATCCCTTGCGCCTTGTACTGCGAAGCCAGGTTCTCGCCGGCAGCTACGTCGTTGTTGCCGTCATGCGGCCACGACCACGGCAGCCAAGAACCCCAAGGCTTCAATGCTGCGGCGTGTGTGTGAACCGGCGCCTCTCGCTTGCGGTAGACCTTCGTGACGTAAATCACGTCAGTGTCGCGGTCCCATGCCAGGCAGGCCGCTGCAGTCGGGTGATCCCAGCCGAAGTCTATGCCGGCGATCTGCACCCAATGCTTCGGAATGGCGAAAGGCGTGACCGTTATGTCTTCCTCTGGAACCGGGAAGATCCGGCCTGAGCCAAGTGATGGAATGCCCTTCGTTCTCGCTTCCCGCTCATGGGCTGGGTAACTGTCGATGATCCTTTGCCGTTCTTCCGGCGTGTAATGTTCCGCGTCGTCGATCGTCATCGTGATGACTTCGCGGTCTGGAGACTTCTCCAGGATGTACCGAGCAACCACCGTACTCATGCCCTTGAGGGGCGTGAACGTAACGGCGATCAGACCGCGCGTGGCGTTGGTTCTGGTGATGCCCTCGAAATACACATCCTCTGGCGGCTCTTCGTCGAACCAGACGAAGTCGACCGTGTTGGCCTGCCATTTACCCCGGCCCTGCTCGTACGCCTTAAACAGAAGCGTTGAAGCCCCGCCTGACACATGACGCACTGTGACGCTATCTAGCGCGCCAGAGACACCAGAGCGGCGCGTGGTCGCGATGATGTCGGCTTTCGGAATGTAGCCGGTGCCCCATTCCTCTTCGTTCATCGGCGGCCCGATCAAGAGCCGCTGCACGCCGTCGCGCGTCAGCTCATACGATTCAGAGCCGGCCAGCATGACGATCGGCCGATCGAAGCGCTTGCCCTTCCACCAGTCAGGGTAACGACCGGTGAGATGCATTGCGGCTTCAGCAGCGCCGGCCAATGTCTTGCCGAGCTGGTTGCCGGCCATGAACAGACGCTCACGGAAGAGAGCGCCGGCCTCGTGGAATTCCTCCTGCTTCGAATAGGGAGCGTATGCCGCTAGGCGATTAGTGCGCCGTCTCCGATCCAGCTCGGCCATCAACATCGCTTGCTCCTTGAGCATCGAGGAAAGGCCGGATTGCTGCATCAAGAGATCGGATGCGCTGGACAAGCTGGTCATCCGTCAGATCGTCCATCTGGTTGATGTTGACGTTGAGATCCTTCGGCAGGATTGAGGCGACGACCTTCAGATATTGGTCTGGCTTCTCGTCTCTGACGCGCTGAAGCGTCTCGACGCCGTTTGCCTGCCAGTCTGCGTAAAGGTCTTCGAGGAACTGCTCACCGAGCTTGTTGCGCGCGCCCTTGGGCCTGCCTGGATTGCCAGGTTTGAATTGATGCTCTACGGGTGGCTGGGGCTTGCCCGTTTTCTCCCCGTTATTTCGGGAATGGTCTTCGCTCACCAGAGAGCCACCATTGCTGTCGCCGTCGAGCTGTCGTCGATGCGAACCGTGCGGATCGGAAGGATCGTGCCAGCCAATACGCCAGTGAATGTCACCTCAGTTCCATCAGCACTGACAGCCACTACATTGCCGGCGCCCCCGACGTAGACAGCCCGCGTCTTTACCGAGAGTTCGGCAGAGGCATGCGGCGTGATGGCGGCGAAGTTGCCAGCCGGGTCTACGACGTTGTTTGACTTGTTCGCGAGATCAACTGCAGCCATTGGGCACCTGCCTTTTGCTTTAGAGGCTCACGCCGATAAGGGGCAGAGCGCGCATGAGAATGATGAGGACGGCGACGAGAATGATCAGCACTTTGACGATCTGTTTGAAGCGGCCGTCCATCGGGATGAGGTCGATCAGCATGTTGATCAGGAAGACCACAATGCCGACGACGATGATCAGGATGATGAGAGCGATAAGGCTTTCGATCATTTCAGCCTCCATTCCTGATTTGAATTCGGGCTCCATTTATTGTATATACGTATATACACAAAGGAGACGGCCATGAATATTGCGAGGCGCTATCAAGCTTCTGAGGAACTGAAGCGATCGATCCACCGAATTGAAGCCGCTAGGGCCAAAGGCGCCCGCGAAGCCGACCGGCTGCTTGAGGCGCTTGATAAGTCAACTGGGCCTTCGACAGTGCGGGTTGTTGGCCGCCCGCCCTCGGGGAAGGCCAAAACCGCCATTTCTCTGCGCGTTGATCCTGATGTTCTGGATTATTTCAAATCTACCGGCGAAGGCTGGCAAACGAGGATGAATGATGCACTTCGGAAGGCTGCCGGCCTATAGCGCCAACCAGCAATCTGGGCATGGCGGCTGATACGTCGCACACCCCGACAGCCAAAACGCCAGAGCGAAAGCGGCTATAACGATGGTGAGCCAGATGACCTTCTGGCACCCTTGAGGCGCTTGTAATGCTCGGGGTAGTTCGATCGAACACATTCGACCGCGCCGCGCTTGAATGCAACTTCGATGACGAAATCCAGATCGGCCTCAAGCCCTTCGATCTTGTCGGCAGCGCGCTCAAGAAGGTCAGGCGTTTTCACTTGGCCGCAGTCGCGGAGATGCCTCGCCCGTCCCGTTAACTGGCTTGGGAGATGGTCTTGCTCAGACATTGACGCCGTTGCACATCTGGCGACGAAGATACCAGCCAACGCTGGATTGGTCGCATTCGTCCGGAGAAACTTTACCGATACGCTTCAGGGTGAACCAAGGCGTTCTGAATTCGAAGGCCACTCTCAGGCCTCGCTGGCTCTCTGGAGCGTTGATGATCATGCGGCCGATGAGCGGGCTAGCACCCTTGCGGCGTCCGCCAGGCTCAAACCAGCTATTTGGTGCGATGCCCCAGATGGTCGAGCCGACCTGGAGGCTCACGCCTGTTGCCTGGATCTGCGCCGACACCACACCAGTCTCTCGGTAGAATTGCATCTCGCTCTCCTGAATGAAAACCACGCCTCAGAGAACTGGGCGGGGTGAATGTCGGGAAGGACGGTTGGAATCGAACCAACGGCAGAATTCAGGGTTTAGCCCGATACCAACGCCACCTGGCTATGCCTCGCCTTCCATCGGGAAGCTCTGCCGTAACAGAGGCGGATAGATGTCACCTCTTCCCGACCTCGTGCCTTTCGGCGAATTTGACGCTTTTGACTGGAGCGTGAACCAGCTAAAGGCTTTTCAGTGCACCGCCCTTAGATTCCGGCCATTTGACCGCGTCACCTCAGAGAGTAAAAGCCGTCATCCAGACTGAGGCCCAGAGATCGACGGCAACCCGAATTTTGAGACAGTTCTTCCAACGCTGGCCGTGAACACCA